CGCCACCAGCGCCAAAGCCAGGAATCGGTGCGCCGTTAGCGATAGAGCGAGAGTTGTAAACAGCCATAGTCTTAGTCTCCTAAAGCGTTTCCCCGGTCAGCACCATTGCCAACCGGGGGGAATGCTTAGTGGTTACGCGTTGGCAATAGCCGCCGTGTAGATGTTGTAAGCGCCGTACTGGACGCCTTGGAACGAAGTCTTCTTGATGCCGATGCACTCTTCAATCGCCTTGGCGGGGCGGAATTGATAGTCCTGATCGTTGTCGGTGATCAGGCGAGGCATTTGACCCCAAGCAACGGCAAGGGCCGACTGACCAACCAGAGTCGCTTGAGCCACGTCGATACCGCCAGCGCCAGCACCCGGAATGATCGGAAGGTCAGCGACCTCCTTGATGATCATGCCATTCCACAGCAGGTCGCCATTGCGGAACAGAGGGTTGTCCTTGCCGCGCTCCATAGCGTCACGGTTGGCCTGGAACATCGTCGGGTCGCGACGGAGGTCACGCATCTGACGACGGTTGACGAACACGACGTACCATTCCTCGCCATCTTCCGTCATGTACGGGTTGATGGCCGGGCCGGTCGAGGCGATGTCAGCAGTCTCGGCAGCGCGGGCGCGGGCGGTGTCGAGAACGGCAGTGCTCATCTTGTCGTCGGTGTTGTCCAGAGTCGCCAGAGCCGTGGCCATGACGTTGGACGAGCCGTTCGAAACCAGAGCGCCGAACTGGACGCGATCCGCGTTGTTGACGAGGAAGGCGTTACGCTGGGCGACAGTGGCGTTCGTGTAGCTGACGACAGTGTCGGGGGCGTTGTAGCCGTCCGTGCCGACAGCGCCAGGAATGACGATGCCGTTCAGGTTCTCGATGATGCCCTGCTTCAGGACGATACGAGCCGCCCAATCGCGGAGCGAAGGACCGGCAAGGCGCAGGATGTCCATGTTGGAGCGGTAGGACGAAGACTTGGGCACCTTGACGGCGTTACGACGCCAGCGGGTGGTGACCTTGTCCACGAACTGCGCGAGATCGACTTCGTTGCCTTCCAGAACCTGCGAGTCGGAGACGCCGCCGTTCTTGATGACGCCCAGCAGCGGGACGATGATGTCCTTGCCACCGTCAGTCTTGTTCTCGCGGAACACGCGGATAACCGCGTCCGAACCCTCACCCATGAACCGGTCAAAGCCGGAAGCCCGGATGTAGGGCTTGTAGTAATCGTTGATCAGCCAGCGGGTCTCGTTAAGACCCGAATTGATAATGACCTCAGCCAAGAGTTACCCCAGTGCGAATTTTACCTCCGACCAATCCGCACCAGTGGGAGCCTGACCAACACCGCCCTTACCGGGCGCACTAGCCAAGCCTTTGGGGGGCGTGGGCGAAGACGGTTTCAAAATAGGCGCTTGCGCACCCGGTTCAGAAACAATCCAGCCCTGCTTGGCAGCTTCGGCTTTGACGTAGTCCTCAAGGGACATGTCGCCCAAAGTCTGTAGGGTCCGTGACCGTTCGTATTCTTGCACCACAAAACCGACCGGATCGGTGTTAGCCTGAACACGCTGGCCAAGTGTAGGGTCTTTAGCACCCTGCTCCTGCGCCCACGCGACTGCGGCCTCTACCTTTTCCTTGCCGTGGATTTGCTCGGCAAACCGGCCAGACATTTCCGCCCGCATTTTCCATTCAGTCTCTTGGACCGTCTGTTGAACGTAGGCGTTATACCCAACCGGGTCTTCATAGGGGTCCGGGGCTTGCTGGGGAGCCTGTGCTTGAGGCTTAGGCTGATTAGCCCGAAGTTGCTCAAGCTCACGTTCCGCCGCCTGTCGCTTAGCGCGCTCTTCCTTCATCTCACGGTAGAGAGTCGGGTTGAACTTCTCTTCGACTGGCGTCTGCTCTTCTGTCGCTTGGGTCTCGACAGGCCGTTCGACTTGCGCCTCTGCAACCTGTTCCGGCTCTTGCGTTACCGTCTCCGCGACTTGTTCATCGGACTGAATAGCCCAGGGATCGGAAGCGTCGTCGGTATCCAGAAAATCAGCCATTTAGTTCCCTCTGCCCGATCATCGGCGGCATCCCTGAGTGCAGATCGTCGGCGCACCATCCCTCGGACATATGAATACTTCGGTTTGCTTTGGGATGCAAGAAGGCAAAGAAAAGCCCCTGACGCGGGTCAATCGCATCAGGGGCTAGTTTGCCGTTGGCACGGCCGCACAACGTGGAGGAAGCGCAAAGCCACTCTACACGATGATTAGCTCGCGTCAATCGTGGCTTGTACAGCTTCCTCCACCGACATAGGGGTAACTTGAGTCGCGCCTTCGGTTTGAGCGTTCATCGCATAGGCATACCCGCCGTAAAGATAATCCTCGTAAAATCTGGCCTTACGGATCACTTGCTCATCAAGGGCAGAGCCTTTGAAGTCGTGGCACGCTTGAGAAAGCGCGATTTGTCGACACTGAAAAATTCGTTCCCAATCATAATCCATGTTCAATTTCCTTTTCTGTCTTGAACATGGCTAGCCTACATCAGTGCTAGCCCGCGTCAATCGGCTGTCCAAGATTGAACTGCGCCGCTTTCAGCACGGTATCCGCCTCGGTCTCGCGTGTGTCTGCGCCGACTTGTTGTGCGCGGGCCTCGTTCAGCGACGCGGTCGATTCCTTCACCCGAATTTCGGCCTGAGCAGTAAGCATGGCGATTTGCAACTGCATCTGCTGGATTTGCTCTTGCTGCTGCTGTTGCGCCTGCGCCGCCTGTTGTTGCTCCGGCGTCAACTCATCCGGCTTGTCCATCATGTCCTTGATGCGGCCCTTCTCAGGCACGGAGGACAGGGCAACGCCAATCTCAAACGCTTTCTTCGGCCCCACCGCCTCAGCCAGTAGCGGGAACATGGGCGACAGGGCCTCGAACTGCTCGGCTTGCAGGTTCGCGGTATCCGGCACGGTCTCGACCTCGATGTCCACGTCCATCTTGGCAAGTTCGTTCTTCTTCGGAACGGGCATCCCTTGCGCTTCCATCATCTGCGCCATGCGCGGATCGATAGGCTCGCCGGACGTCGGATCGACAGGTTGGTTAAGACCCTGGAACTCAGGCTTCTTGGAGTCGTCGCCCGTAATCCTGATCCACCATGGCTCCGTCTTGAACTGCTTCAGGACAGACCAGATCATGCGGTAGACCTCGTTTTCGAAGTCCTCCAGACGACCCAGAGCGCGGGCAATCTCAGTCATGCCCGCCTGTTGCAGAACGAGCCTCGACCGGCCCGACTGATTCGAGGCGGCAGCATCGGCCAGAACCGCAGGCGTGGGTGCCTGACGCACGAGGGCCTGACGCGCCTCGGACATCATAAGCTGCATCCCCTGCAACAGATCGACCGTCTGTACCGGCTCATAGCCGGTAGGAATCACGCCATCAGGCTTGGCAGCCTCAGCGCTCGCCGTCTTACTATCGACCTCGGGCGGATACTCCGGATTCGACACCTTGAGTTGGCGAGACCGCGCAAGATGCAGCGACCGCGAACCATAAGCGTTCAACTCGTCCTGTGGCGACAGCATCGCCTTGACCAGCCCAATGCGCTGGTTGTCCCGCGTGATCAGGCAGGATTGGAATACGAATGCACAAAGGCTCTGGCCCTTGTCGTCCTTGTACGGAGACGCCCCCTCTTCCAGAACACCGCCGACGTAGAAGACGCAACGCATCCACTCGCCGTCCTCCAGATAGTAAAGCTCGACCACGAAGATTCGGCGGCGCTTGGGGTCAAGCCAGTTCGTGCCGAGAAGGTTCTCGGGCTTGTCGGGGCGGTCCAGCCCCATTTCCGACCCCCAGGTAGACGAGAATGCCTGCGATAGGTCTTCGCGCATCAGCGGATAGCGACGCATCAGGTCGCCTTCGTACATCCATTTGCCGATGCCCTTGTATGCCGCATCCGAAAAGTCAGCCCGTCGCGAGTGCGGATCGTAGATCAACTCATCGAACGGCAACTGCGTAATGATCGGATCGCCGTCTTCGCTCGCCTCGATAGCAACGGCTGCGATCCCTTCGATCAGGAACGTCTCAGCCGCATCAACCTTCTTCTTGTGCCATTTCTGGCTATCAGCGACGAACCTCAGAGCCTTCGACGCAACGTCCGCCTGCTCTTCGTTGTCGGGGTTGCGAGGCCATGCGCGCGGATCGACCTTGGCCTGCTGAATGACGCCCAGCATCCCGTTGACGGCGGGGGAGATTTCATTGCGAATGACCTTCGGCTGGCGCGAACGCTTCCATGCCGTCAGGTTGTCGCCAAACAGTTGATCCCCGTCATAGTAACGGCGGCAGTCCTCGCCCCATGACCGACTAGCTTGCGCCCCGTCGCGGAAGTCCTCGACCATCTTGCGCTTAGGCATCGGGTCGATGAGGCGAAGTCGCTCGACCTCTACCTGTTCAGGTGACAGTTCGGGGGCGACCTCTTCCCAGTCGGGGATGGCAACGTCGGTCATTCGGGAGCTTTCGGAAGAGGCATCCAATGGGTCGGGTATTGCATGACCCCTGACACATACGCATCGATATAGTTGACGGCTATGCCTTCTGCGGCGATTGCCGTTTCAGGGAAGTAAAAGAGAACCTCTATGCCTTTCGGCACACTGTCGATGTCCTGCCATTCCATCAGTAGAAGTTTCCGCTCTCGGCTTGTTCGCGCAGACGACTATACCGATCAATCGGTTTCGGTTCTAGTGCCGTCACTCCGACCATTGCCGGGTGAGCCATGTCTAGCGCGCGGCCGATGTTTGCGCCGCAATCCACTTCGTCATCGTGTTTGCCGCCGGGGAAGGCGACGTACTCTTCGATGATCTTGTCGCCGACAGGTCCGGAACGGATAAACACCTCACCCATGCTGGCCTTCGCCTGGAATGGCTGCGCCTTTGTTGCCTTGTCCCCGCCCGCTGTGCTGATCTCTTCGATCCTGCACCTGATCTTGTGCTTACGCATAGCGGCCATGACGAAAGGCTTTGCGGACTTCCAGTTATTGTCGTTCTCAGGAAACCAGCAAAGCGGCTTCCACTTCCTGATCAACGCCAAAGCGCCCTCAGCAGCGACTGACTGTTCTCCGGTGACTTCATCCAGATGCAGACCAACGGCAATGTCTAGTCGGCCCTGATCCCTGAACCCATCGACTTCCCAAAGTCTCTGTTGCTCATCGACGCCCCAAACTCGAAACACGTTCCAGTCCGAAGTCTCGGAATCTCCCGGAGCATGGTCACTTGTCATGTAGTAGCGAAGATTTGCCGGGCGTTCGGCCGTCGAATACCTATTGAACCATTCGCGCTTGAAGAACGTTCCTTCTGCCGCTGTCGGTTTTTGCTGATACAGGCTTGTCCATGTCCGCACGTTGTTCTGGAATGGCTTCCAGTGGTCAAGATCGAACCACTCGGGCCACAACGTCTCCCCGATCTTGCGACCAAGCGGGTCATCGTGCCTGTCTGCAATGGCGGGGAGGCAGATCACATACCACCACCGGCCATCCTTGCCCCAGATACGGCCACTCTCCCCGTCCCAATCATCAGGGAGAATGCGACCGGCTACGTCGTCCTGGTGCCAGCGGGTCGTAATCCCGACTTGAGGAGCGCCCGGTACTAGGCGAGAGCAGAAATCGTCCACATAGGCATCCCAGGTGCTGTCCCTCACCGTCTGCGACTCGGCTTGCTGGCGGCCCTTTACGAGGTCATCCCAGATGCCGACGTGGAAGCGGTTGCCGGTCAGACCTGACAGGATGCCGCCCGCCATGAACTCGGCCCCGTTGGTCAACGCCCACTCATCTGCCGCCGATTGATCTCCCCTAAGCGTGGCCTCAGGGAATACCTTGGCGAAGTCAGCCCCCTTGATAAGTTGGCGAGCGCGACGGCCCTGCTTCTTTGCAATGTCGCTGGCGTAGCTGGCCAAACCCACGTTTTTGCGAGGGTGGCCGCCCATGAACCAAGGCACGAAAACCACGTCAGCAACGGTAGACTTGGCCGATCCTGGGGGCAGCAACAGCATCAGGTTCGGGACCTCAGGAGACCCGAGAATCTGGAGCTTGGAATACATCAGCCGGTGATGAGCGGCTAGAATAGGCTGGCGCAGGGTATCAAAGCGCGTTTCCTCTGGGTCGTCACTCAGAGGAACGGTCGGGATGTCCACCGTGCAGGCGAAGTCTGCGACGTTCCGGCGTGCCAATTCAAGCCGAGCCGCGATGACATCGTCAGTCCGGAACACGGATGCTCGCTAGCGCCCTAAGCTGGTCTTCTGTCAGGCCGGAAAGATCAAGTTTGGTCTCGGTCTTGATCGGCGCATCATCGGGACCGCCGCCCGTAAGCGCTACCTTGTCCCCATACTGCTGCGAGTACCACTTGGCCAGAAGCTTAAGCCTCGTCTCGACCCTGACCCGGCGCGACGCAGGTTCTTCGGTCAGGTCGTCCGCAATCGCAAGGCAGTCTTGCGCAATCACGTCGTAACCTTCTCGACGCGCAACCTCGTACTCTGCCTTCAGTGTCGGCTGTTCGGTCATCCAGTCGTAGACAGTGCTTTTGCCGATGCCCAACTCACGGCAAATGCCACGGAGGTGGTTTCCCTCCTCCGTGCTTTCGATGATTTTCGCCCAAATCTCGGGCGTGTAGTGCGAGGGGCGGCCGACGCTCATAGCTGATTCCAGACCCACCAGCCGCTAGCCAGGATCAGCGCCGACTCGGATACGGTGGTGGTGTAGTAGGTGCGGGTCATGCGAGCGCATCCAACCGCGCCTGAATGGCCAAGCGTCGCTCATGCTGGCCCTCCTTGCCCTCGATGTTGCGCAGAAGCTGGCGAAGATCGGAGGCAGTGCGAGTGGACGCGGGCAGATCAGAGCCCAGCACGAACGCGGCAACCGACTTGGAGTCGGCGTCCTGTGTGTCGTCCTGCAAGACGCGTGCGGCTTTGGACTTGATGCCGGTCATCCGAGTTGCGGGATCGCCCAGATGAACGCGGCAACGGTCCACAGCGACCACGCAGGCCATTGCGGAAGGCCAAGGCGCGGGATGTGCGCGCACAGCATGGCGATGAAGCCTAGAAGGACGAGGAGGGTGAACGGAAGGCTCATGGCAGTCTCCTTAGCATATCTCGGGCGAACGTGTCAGCCCTGTGGGGGTTGCGGGATGGGCATCCAGTGTGAAGGGTATTCGGGACCGTAATAATCGTCCCATTGATCCCGCCATGAGCCTTTTTGGTATCGGCAAATAGCCATTCTCAGATCGCCCGCGCTCGTTCCATAGTCGTGCAGAGCCGGGTTATATTCGTCAATCATTTCGATTTCAGATGTTCCGCCCAAAATAACCCACGTCCCATCCTTCGGCGCGCTATCAATCGTCCGCCAGCCTTCCACCCGCCCCATCCTCGCCTTGCGCTCTTGCTCCCAGCGGGAGTGGTTGAAGGTGTGGGTCATTGGTCGTCGTCCTTGACCGCAAAAGCCACCCATACGGCAACAAGCGCGATACAAGTCAGATCGGCCCACCAAGGCCACTGATGTCCGAACCTCATGGAAGCGCCCATCAATCCCACGATTCCGGCGGCCAATAGTTTCCTGCTCATTCCGGCTCCTCGTTCAGGATGGCGTCGATCTGCATTGGCCACGACCTCTCAAGGAAAGCAGCCGACGTGCAGACTTCTCCATCATGGATTTTGGACGGATACTCGATCACCGCCTTCATCAAGGCCAGCTGCTGCGGGCGTGTCGGCTCTCTCACCGCCATCAGGACGGCCCGAGCCCCGGCTTCCCATTCGGCGCGATGATCTTCGAACGGCAACGGAACGCGCCCCTCCGAGTCGAACTGCCACTGATGAAGCGCCCTCGCCGCCTTCTCCAGCGCTCCGGTCATCGCTTCAACATCCAATAAAGCGCCGCAGCGCACCCAAAACCTTGCAGCATGTTAGGCCCCCAGATTGCAAACCCGGTAAGGAAGCCCGCAACTGTAGAGCCTACGCCCTGAAATAGAAACAGAGCGAACAACACCCAGAGAGGATCGAAGCCCGGCTCGTCGCGGCATTCGTCGTCATACCATCGCTTGTTCGGATAGTAGCCGTGCGCCCTTTGCTTTTCATCCAGCGCGCTCATGCGATGCGCTCCAGGTCACGCAAGGGGACAGAGCCAACACCGCCTTGAGACATTAGTATCCACGCCCATTCGTCGTGAAGGGCGATAATCTTCCCGTACATTTTCGATGCATACCCCTCGCTCCACTTCACGGCGTCATTGACACTCAGCGGCGGCTCGATGCGCTCGATTTGGAAGGTGGGGGCTTCTAGGGCGTCCCCTCGGAATGTCTTGATGTGGTTTAGTGCGCCACCGTCTGGGATGATTTCAACCTGTGCATCTCCGCAACCTTCGACCACACCCTCAAACGTCACCCGCACCCGATCCCCCGGCTTAATACCGTCCAGCTTGTCGTGAGGGGCGGTCATTTCAGGATTCTCCGCATGATGAGGAAGCCAGCGACTACAGCGATCAGATCGGCCACAATTATAGCCGCAAACATAATAACCTCGCTGTTTCCAATCATACCCCCTCCTCCTTCGCGCTGCGTGTGGTGGTGATCCATTCGCTAAGCTGTTGATACTGGCCGGGCGTAAGTCGGGCGACAAACTGGCTATCAATGAGCCCCTTGTCTTCCGTGTAGGGAATTTCAGCGGCGTCAAAAGCCCGACGCAGCTGACGACGAACCAAAGCGCCCGCCGTAATCGGAACGGTCATGATACTCACTTCCCACCCTCCCTAATCCTCTCCGCGACCACAGCGGCCCGGATCATATCGACAAGGCGCGTATTCCGCTTCGTCCCCTGCTTGGCGCACAGCAGCCCAAACTCAGCCCACAGCTCGGGGGAGATGCGAAGGCCGGGGGTTGTGGTGGCGGTCATTGGGGAGGCTCATACATGCGGTCGAAATCAGAGACCTTTTTGTCGTGTGCATCCATGTGGTGCTGTTGGCGCTCGTCGGCTTTTTTCTTGGCCTCACGATAGCTGCCAAACAAATCATCCAGAACTCGGATGCCATCAAGCCAAAGAATTACTTTCGTAGCCATCATCTTCCTCCACTCGGCATCATTGCCGCGTCACACTGTCCCACAAAGGGATGGGTGGGTCAAGGACGCTTTCGGGGCTCGATACAAAGTCGATACGTACCGCGAGGCGTAGGAGCCCAGACAGCCCTACAGTCCTCGCAAAGCACCTGACCTTGAGGAAGTGTGCGAGTGTCGTGCGGTCCTCCAAACACGCACTCAGACTTTGGGCCATGCTCTATCCTCATCCCCCCAACCCCAAAGCGGCGGTCAGGTCGGAGTGGCGGACGTAAGAACCCGACTCGGCAAAAACAAACCGCTGCGCCCCGACTACATTGGTGAATATCTCACCACGATCTAGCTCAGAAATCCTCACAGCCATCTCGATCATCCTCGCCACCGGCTCAATCGGCCCGGTCTGTGCGTAGCGATAGGCGGTGGAGCGACCGACGCCTAGCCAGGGTGCGGCGGTCTCGGGGGTGGGGCCGAGGGCGTGGAGGGCGGATAGGTAGGAGGGGCCGGTCATTTGCGCCACTCTTTTGGCATATAGCATCCTGACGGGTCTCCGGGCTTCCCGTAATCCATACGATCAGCCGAATCTTCAAGCGATCCGATAATCAAAGCCCAATCGCTGTCTTCCAGAACCAAGTCCTGATCATCTGGCAAAACACCCATCAGCCGGGACTTGATAAGATCGGCCAAGGCTTGGCGCTCGTGTTGTT